CAACCAAGGCTAAGCGCGAGGAGTCGCCGTGGGACGCAGCGTTCGCAAGAGGAGCAGCGGCCAGGAAGGAGACCACGCTGCTGACCCACGGCATGTCCCCCGAGGAGAAAGCAGCCCTGGAAAGAAAGACTAGAGCCAAGAGGGACGCAGCTAGGAAGCAGGCAGGCAACTAAGACAGGTAAATAAATGTCTAAAAAAAATTGGAAAGTAACAACTAAACTACCAGAGCTTCCTGACCTTGATGGTGAGGACAGCTTACTTAGTTTATTTGATCAGACTAATGCTGATATAAATCTTTTCAATTTAGTAGACGATGAAATCATTAGGCTTTCGGGGTCTAAGTTTTATTTATATAAATACTTTCAAACTCATGATTTTGATCCCGTATATATGGAATCGCGGAACAAACCCGTGGCAAAGCAGCCTATAGTAATTCATGGACACTATGAACCTATTGCTATGAGTGAAGAACTTACACAGTTTGGTATTCAATTAACAAATGATCAGCTATTTACATTCAATAAGAGTTATATTGAACGTAAATTAGGAAGGTTAGTAATCCCTGGGGATATAGTAAGGCCCTTTTTTCAGGATCAAGATTATGAAATCTTTGAGGTTGTAGAGGAGAGCTTTGAAGCTTATGGAGTGTACCATATAGCGTGCTCTGCGAGACTCCTACGCGATGCTCCCGATGTGCAGGATACTCCCCTCTCTCAGGTCTCGGACGAACTAGGGGGCTACGCAGGAGGCGAGAGTGACATCTAGCGGAGTAGTTATTGATAGTGGGTACTTAGATGCTGACACTTCAGCTATTCTAACCTATGGAAGTAGAAATGATAGGTGGGATACGCGAGAAGGGGGTTTTCGTAAACTTTTATATAAAATGACACAGGCTGAGAGTAATGTCTCTTTTGTTTATAGAGAATTATTGCGAGCGATGATTGTATCGTTTAATGATGTAGGATATATTAGTTCGGAAGATAAGTTTTTAAATATAAAATGTATACATGCAAATGCAGAGCGTGCGGTTGCTAAGTTACAACAAGAAAATAATATTATTCTTCCTATCCTATCTATTTCGCAAACTACTTCAGATAATGATGAGACTAGGAGGCGATACGAAAGTCTGTTAGTTCATGAAAAATTTTGGGACGCTGAGAAAAATAGAGCATTTAGAGTTCTCAGTTTAGCTCCAAGAGCAATTAATATTAGATACCAAATAAATATATGGACAAAGTATATGGCTGATATGGATCAAATATTAGAACAGATTAGAATTAAGTTCAATCCTGAAATGGAAGTTCCTACCAAGCACGCTACCCTTACTAAGGGATTTATAGATAGTGAGGAGGATGTAGGAACTATTACAGCAGCCGATAAAGAGGATAGGGTTTTACAAAAAGCTATTAATATAGTTGTAAGAACATATATTCCTAATCCTAAATTCCTAATTACCGCAACAGGGAAAATCGAAAAAGTCAACATGGAGTTTTAATGCCAGGTATAGCTAGAATAACTGATGTAGTAACGACTAATCATTTATGTACTTTAAATACTACGTGTTTGGGTGCCTCTATTAATACTCTTGCAGGAGGGCTGGGGGTACATTGCTCAACCCATCAAACTACATCGCATACTTATTGCGGTGTCGAGGATGGTGATTGTGGTAGTTCTGAGGGTACTGACTGTGTTTCACACACTCCTACTTTAGGAATTGCTTCACCGAATGTTTTTGTAAATGGTAAAGCTGTAGGCAGAATTGGGGATACATATGTGTCTCCTCCAGAGGGGTGTGGTTATATTACTACGGGAAGCCTTACTGTCTTTGTGAATTGAGTATAAAAAAAGTTATCAAAAAAATAATCTTACTTGGGTAGATAATAAGGAGACAAAATTATGAAAACAGTTAAAAATGATAGTCTACAAGCCTTTACAGTATATTTTAATACTGAAAAAGGGTGTAAAGAAATGTGGATGAAACCAGGGGAAACTTTGGTAGTTCCTAATAGTTACATTACGGAGCAATTAAAAACTCTGCAACGTAGACGAATTTTTAATATTTCTAACGCTTAGGAGAATAACAAATGGTAAATTATGTAAGCCCAGGTGTCTATACTATTGAAAAGGATATTTCTGAATATGCCCCCTCTATTAATACTTCTATTGTAGGGGTTGTAGGTTTTGCAGGAAAAGGTCCTACGAATAAAGCAACTTTAATTACTAGTCAGAATAGTCTAATTACTACTTTTGGTGAGCCCAACGAGGGAATTCCTGGTCAGGCGTTAGAAGGATCTTTAGAGATCTTGGAGCAAACAAGTAACTTGTACTTTGTTCGGGCTGTGGGTTCGGGAGCTACAGATGCTTCTGCTTTGATGTCCATAGGTTCTTGTCCTGCTGTTCTTGTTTCAGGAAGTGACGTAACAGGCGCAGCTTATGGGGTTGATGTGGATTTATATCTCCAAATTCAAGTATATGATAATGATGGTACTGCTCAATTCGCCACCCCTCGAAATTACTCTATTCCTGCGGGCACCGCTACCGTAGGCCAAGCCCAGGCTATTAGATCCATTGTAGGAGGATCTATAGAGGCTGATAAAGTGGGATGTTTTGATGGAGGGCAGGCAACAGACACTTCTCTCGGATTATCAGGGGCAATTGTGGGGCAATATGCTGGCTCAGGTGCATCTATCGGAGTGTCCGCTTATTCGGACTCGAATTTTAATACAGGCGTAGTAGCGGGGTTATCTGCTCTCTATCCTGTAAGTGCTACTTATGTAACAAATTATGGCCTTTCTTCTGGGTATGGGACAGATTGGACTCTGGCTTCGGCAGTTCGGGTTTATGGATCTACTTTTATTAATGAAGGAGCCAGTTCTACTCAGTATAGTCTACTTTCCTTATACGAAGGTAATGGATATAATGGAGGAACTAGAACTGATGGTACAGCAAGTGGAAATGCAATTAGTGTTACTCAATTAGGGGGAGGAAACTTTAACCTTAATGTTGTACAAGATGGAGTAGCGTCAGAACAATTTAATTCTAGTTTCCTTGCTTCAGGTAACTTTATTGAAGATGTGATTAATACAGGAGAAACCAACTTAACTTCAGATGTTATTAAGGGTAACATAATGTATTCTCAAGCGGATGTGGCTGTGACAAAGCAACAAAACTTTGGAGATACTATGGGATATCTTATCTATGGTGTGACAGCACCTGATGGATCAGATAACTTTGTTGCAAAGACTCAATTTCTTTACCCCTCTCCTCTCAATCAAAATGGAACGGCTGATCCGGGGGATCCTGTAGTTGAAGCATACGTTACAGAGGCTCCTGGTGGAGGTAGATGGAGTAAACTCCTTGCCAATACTGGTGCAAATCTGGCAGGAGGTACAAACGGTGCTGAGGATGCCACAGCACTCATTGGGGATTCTACTGTCGATCCAAAAACAGGTATGCAATCTCTTGATGATGAGACTATTAATATCGGATTAGCGGTTGTTCCAGGTATTGCTACTCAGAGCGTACAAAATAATTTAATAACCCTAGCAGAAAATACTCAGGACTTCCTGGCTTTAGTAGCTCCCCCTTATGGTATTGGAACAACGCAAGATGCTATTGATTGGACAAATGGTAAGTCTGCTAGTACTGCGGGGTCTAGAACGGCTGCTATAAACAGTTCTTATGCTGCTGTTCACTGGCCTTGGTTAAAAGTGTTTAGTGTATTTGATGGGAAAGATAGATGGTATGATCCTTCAATCTTTGCTGCGCGACAGATGTGCTATACTGATAGCGTTGCTGATAGCTGGGTAGCTCCAGCAGGATTCCAACGAGGTAGACTAACTAAGCCTGTTGACACAGAATTGAAACTAAACCAAGGTGATAGAGATGCCCTATATAGTGGAGGAAATATTATTAATCCAATCGTATCCTTCCCACAACAGGGAATTACAATTTGGGGACAGCGAACTACTCAAAGATCTCCCTCTGCATTAGATCGTATTAATGTACGAAGATTAATGATTTATGTGAGAAAGGTAATTCTTCAATCCACAAGGAGATTTGTCTTTGAGCCTAATGATGAGTTTACTTGGGCACAAATTGAGGGAGTTATTAATCCTTTCCTTGATGATATTAGAAGGAGACGCGGGATAACTGAATTCCGTGTTGTTTGCGATTCATCAGTAAATACACCAGTGAGAGTTGACCGAAATGAACTTTGGACTAAAGTTCTTGTTAAGCCAACTAAGACAGCGGAAATCCTAATCTTTGAAATAAACCTAACTAATCAATCCGCACAATTAGGAAACTTATAGGAGTTTAATTTATGGCACAATCATATTACAAGACACGATTTAATAGAGAATTCACCCCAGGCCAGGGGCTCCCTGTTATTTCTACAGATCTAGATTCAGTAAGGGCATATCAATTTGAGATTCATTTCTTTGGTCTTCCCACTACTCTATCAACTCAAGGCGCAGCAGAGCTTACTTTAGCAGCTAAAAAGGTTACTGGAATTGAAATGAGTGTGGAGCCTGTGGCTGTTGATAGGGTAAATGATAGAGTTTTCTATCCAGGCAGACCAACTCCAGGGGACTTGGTAGTAACTTTTGATAATCTGTATCTAAGAGAAACTGCTAGTGATTTATGGAAGTTTTTCTCCACTATTTACAACCCTCTAACAGGAGAAATGACTGAAAACTCACAGCCAGGAGGGGTAGCAGGGAAAACTTTCAAAGCTGATAGAGTAGAAATAGTGCAGCTTGATAACACTATGACTCCACACGCTACAGCAGACCTCTATGGTGTATGGCCTACTAAATGGTCTGCCGCTGAGTTTAATTACTCCACAAATGATTTTCATTCAATAGATGTTACATTTAAGTATGATTTCCTTCAGCAGTATAATTACTAAGTTGAATATATAATATTGATTTTGTTAAGGCCCAGTCTATATAATTTAGACTGGGCCTTCTCTGCATTACCTATTATAAAGTATGGATTATTTTGAGGAATTATTAAGTAGTTATCATAAGCTTAAAAAGAGATCTTTTAAGCTTAGATATATTAGTGAAGCAGAGGGGGAGATGAATGATGACGAGCAAGCTAGAAGTCAAGCTGTGGAACTTGTTAAAGCAGGCATAAATTTCCCATTCGATAATCAATACAAAAGAAAAGGTGTTCCTCCTTATGCTTATTTAACTAAAGCAACAAAGAACAAACCAGCCGTAATACAATTAATTGGAGGACCCGTAGGGTCTTGGGCTATGGAAGTAGGAGATGCGGCAGGAAATCCTATTGAAAATTCTGAGGGTTTTATTAAACTAGTAAATTATTTTAAGAAGGGGGGCGACTCTCAGAAAAAACCAGGAGAGGAAGGAAAAGAGGGGGAGACTGAACCTAGAGATGGAACTGCCACCCTGGTAGGGAAACAACCTGAGGAAGTAGGATTTTTATTCGCAACTAGCCCTGACCCCGCTATTAAAGAGAGTGAACCTGACCTTACCTCAGTCCTTCGTAAAATTACTGATCAACTTGAGAAGATATGTAAGGGGAGCATCATAGGATTCGACCAACTATGTAGAAAAAGCAAGGAAGACAAGCAAGCTCTTGTAGGAGGAGGTAAAGATAAGGATAATAAAAGTTTAGAGTATGCTTTAGCTAATTCTATCGGGTTTGATTATGAAGAGGGAGTGGGGTTTGTAAAAAGAGATTCTGTAGATCCTGCGCTAATTGAGGGCGTCCTAAAATCAGTTAACGATGTGTTAACTTCCTTACTTCAGGATCCCACACAGGATGGAGTCTGTGAAGCTATCAATGAGCGTATGGGTGTAATGGCAGGACCAGCAAAGGATGTGGTTTTTTATAAGCAAGATACAGGTAAGACTCAGGGCATAGTATTAAAATCTAAAAATTTGACACAAGCTATATCTGATGCAGTTGGGAAAAGGGAGTGTAAATTACATACAAATATATATAAAGGGGGGAATGTATCTAATTTACAAGGACGTTTCAATGAGATATCTATCGGAACCGTAATTAGTGTTTTGAGGGGAGTGAGAGATAATAGTAAGGATGCAATTAAGGAAGCTTTAGCTGTATTTTTAAATGATGTTGTTCTGCATGCTCAAGAACTTACGGTTTTAGCAACGCAGCTTCCTATGGAAAGAGGGAAAGAGTGGGATCCTGAAGAAGTGGATCAGCACGGGCGCCCTCTGCAAGGGCCACCGTCCTCAGAGCGTCCAGTTGGTTCGGCAGGAAAGCGGAGAAGACCAGGACTAATGCCAGGATTTAAATCAATAAAGAAACAACTAAATAAAGCATTAGCTGCTATCAAAAAGTCTAATGGAGGGATTTCTTTAGATAGTGCAGATGTTTATGGTGAAATGATAAAGCAACTTGAACTTGCAACTGATAGTAAAGCTTTGAAACAATATCTTCAAACTTTACTTGCAAAAAATGTTGCTATTTTTAAAAATATTGATGCCGATGCTTCTCTTCCTCTTGGTGAGTCTCAAGAATTAGGATTAAAGATTGATAGTACGTTAGCATTTGTAGGAGCGGGGAGCCAACGCAGAGCTTTAAAAGCTGCTAAGGCTTTTAAATTAAAGCACCCAAAGGATGCTGTTGAAACACTTAAAGCTAGTGAAGTGTTGGCTATGGCTAAAACAGAGAGAGATTTAAATACAATTAAAGAAAGATTTGCGAGGCTAGGAATCAAAGACGATGATGAAATAACTATAGTTAATACTGCTCAAAAGTTTTCTAAAAGTGGATCAACTAGGCAAGGACAATTAGGTGTAGGTAAGGCAGCTAAAGGAGCACAAAGAAGTACTGATTTAGGACCGCAAGGCCCAGCAGATTATTCTAAATATTATGATCGGTTAACAGGCATGCTTCGATTAACGGAGAAAGAACTGACACGATTAAAAACGTATGGGAAAAA